TCCAGAACTACCAGATGTTCCACTACTTCCAGAAGTTCCGGAAGATCCACTTGTGCCAGATGTTCCAGAACTACCAGATGTTCCACTGCTTCCAGAAGTTCCAGAAGATCCTGAACCGCTTCCAGCAACTACCTGTCTTTTTATTATATTATTTTCGATTACTAACGAATACAATCCTGTAGTAGATGTTATATTTGGTAATTCAGTAAATATCAGATTATTACTACCACTATAATATAACGTACCCGTTGTTAAAGTATCTGAATCAGAAAACTTCGGTATATAATTTGCAGATCCAAAACCATCAATTACTTTTTTCCCACTTAATTCTGAATAATTTATTATATTGTTTATATATCCTGAAGATATAAAAACTGGATCTGAAAATTCAGAAACAGTTTCATCTGAATTTATACCTCTAACTCTAACAAAATAATTTGAATTTTCTGTTACTGGAAAAACAAAAGAAGGATCGATAAGATTATGTACAAAATCAGTTAAACCAGTAATTCTTCTCGCCAAACAAATTCCAGTTACACCCGAGCCTAAATCAGTGAATCCCGATAAATTATTTAAAGTATCATTGACGTACCTAGAATTAGAATACGTTCCTGTAAAAATACTTCCGCTATACTGCCCACCATATGGCAAAAATTTGAAATTATTATTTCCATCATACGCATAAGATAAAAATACTTGTGAGCTTTGTGAGAATCCAGAAGGAATTCTTATTTCTGATATATAATTTAAATTATTATATGAACTAGAATAAACTCCAGTTGGAAAAGAACCAAAATTATCTACATAAATAGTATGATCAGGCCATTGAATACCTGAAGATCCATAAGAAGTAAAAATCTCATCTGAACTTTGATACAGCCCAGTTCCAGTTCCATAAGCAATACTATTTATGTTTTCAATAAAGAAATTTTGTATATAAAAATCGCGTTTTACATTATTTTTTCCACTTTCTTCTATAGATATATGAAAAGAACAATCTTGACTAGACAATATATTATTCCATGAAACAAAAGCCTGTAAATTTAAATCTTTATCTGTATTGTTAAAATCACTGAACACATATCCTGTTAAATTAACAATTTTTGTCGGAAAAGATGAAGCGTCAAAAGATAAAGGTTTAATACCTGAAGAATTTATGCAATTACCGCTATATAAATAATTATAAGGAACAAGATGAACAAAATAAGGTCTTCTTATATTGTTATCTGTATTCAGATTTCCCTTTTGTAAAGTATCTAGATCTGGTATCTGAATATTTGTTATATTAGGATAAAAAACATTCGAAGTGTACAAAAATTCTCCGCTTATAGAACTAAAATCTTGTTGTGAAGAAACGAAAACCCCAACATTCTTTATAGAATCAAAATCTTCATAATTAACCGTAAGATTAACATTATTATTTACATCTATTTTTTGTATAGAAGCGTTTGTACTTCCATAGTTTACTAACGCTGTACCTGTACTTTTTAATCCGCTGTTATCTACTGATACGACATCTATAAAAAAACTATTTAAGCTTTTAATGTTATCTATTCCACTTAAATTATAAAAAATATTTAATAAATCACTTGTTTCTACAGAATAAGAGGTTTCAGTGAAAACAGAAGGGCTGTTAAAAATAAAATTTCTGTTTACATCATAAAAATTCAATAAAAATCCAGAAAATCCATTATCAGTAACATTTTTAGTTAATATGTTTTTAGTTATTGGTCTTGTTACGTCCCACTTTAAAGACAAAGTATCTTCTTTCAAAGATCCACTAACAAATGAAGTATTTGGATCTAAACCAAAAATAGATGGCGAAATAGTATTGTCAGAAAAGGATAGGTTATTGTTAAAATCAAAGTTTAAATTTGATATAACAAAAGGCTCTGTATATACTATATTAACATTGTCCAAAAATGCCATATATTACTTTACACGTTTATTAATTTATAATTTGAGTCAAATGCATAAAAATCAAGATTAGTTTTTGAAGTGATATCTCCAACTGGAGTTTCCCCTAAGAAAATATTCACTTTAGTTGCGCCATCTCTCAGTATATTAAAATTGAGAGTTTTACCATTTCTTTTTATAATACACATTAAACCAAAAACATTAGTAGAACCTATATTTTGTAAATAAGAAAATAAAAAATTGAAATCAATAGTTAATTCTTCATATGCATTATCATAGTATTGCTTATTCAAAACTTCATTTTCTACATAAAAAGAATAATCGTAAACATGATTTATAGAACTAACATAACTAATTGGGGCTATTTTAATAGCTAAAGAAATAATAGTATCATCAAAAGCTTCATTTATTTCATTATCAGTTGAAAAAACTACCTGTTTTTTGTTGTTTTGTATATTGTCTACATATTCATTTTTCTCAATTATGTTGAATTTTTCTTTGCTATATTTCATAGCTGTAACGGCATATTCATTGGAAGACGCTTCATTAATATTTACAATTCTATATAAATCATGATCTGAATCATTTTCATTTAAATACACAGCAAAATTAGCATCAGATCTCAAACTAGAAAAAGCTCCATATGATATTTCTGGAAATCTTGAAAAATAAATACTATTTATTTGAGCGTCTGCTTCAAATAAAGCTACAACGCCATATAAAGGAGCGCCCTTGGATCTTGCAACAGTTCTTAATAAAGTTTTATTTTGATAATATTTTACGTTTTCTCCATCATACGTTATCTGCAAAACATCATCGATTGAAACTGGAGATATATCCGATCCAACTTGAGTTCCATTTTCGTAAATAGACAACAAAGAAGTGTTTTTGCAAACGAAAGAATAATTAACATCTGAATAAGAAGCTGGACTTGGCCCAGCATATGTTTCTGAAATTTGCGATATACCACACGAAGCGTATTTAACAATAGAGCTAAACTTAAAAGAAATTTGACAATTATCTATATGAGACTGATTAGTAAACGCTTTTTTATTCCAAGATGAACCTGAAGTAGATGAAGCTGTCAAAGTTCTATTAGTATCTGAAACGATTATATTAGAAACAACATTCCAAGAAGTAAATGTAGAATTTATTATTTTTAATCTAAGATTGCTATTATCAACTTCAGAAACCGAAAAATTCAATTCTAAAGGTTTATTATTTATTATTGAAAATATTTTGATTACTTGGCCTAAACAGTTTTCTGGAACTTCTCTATCTATATAGATATATTGATTTTTGAAATCTAAACTAGTAACTTTTCCATAAACCACAGAAGCAGTTTTTAAAGAATCAGAAATACGCACAACATTTCCTATTTGCAAAACTGAAGCTTCAAAACCTGTAATGAAATTTACTATTTCTGATTCTAGCTTTCCTGTTGCCAAATACCATTTTCCTACTCTTTGAGCCTCCGTCTTAGAAGTTATTCCTAATCCCAAAATCTCTTTTTCAACAATTCCAAACTTTTTTATCATTTGAGAGTCTTCTACATATATTATTTTATCTTTAAAGTTATCTGTTTTATCTGAATAAGTTACTTTTGCAACTGTAAAAATATTATTTAAATCGCCTGAAGAATAAGAAAACAAACCATCTTTTACATTAGAGTTTGTAAATATATAAATCGGATCTTGCAAAACATCAGTTGTAAGATTCAATAGACCATTTTTAAAATAAAATATCCCTCTAAATATTGATGAAAGATCTGTCAAAGCCTTTAACCCTTCATTTTCACTATTCAAAACCAAATTACAAGAAAAACGATTTTCTAAAAATTCTTTATAATCTGGATGTTTAGCTACACAATAACCGTATTTTATATTCAAAGAATTATCGAATATTGGTTTTGATGTATAAGAAATACTAACACGTTGATCTTCAGATGAATAAGGTAATGAACCTATTACAGATCCTGAAAAATAACCAGCGATGTAGCTTTTAATTTTATCTTCTACGTTCAAAGTAGAATTTTGCACATAATTCAAGATGGCTTTGAATAAATTACCATCCAAATCATTTTCTAAAACTTTTCTAGGACCAAAATCATTACATAACTTTAAAGTTGCTGTTCCATTAGAAACTGTAGCTGATAATATAACTTTTTTATAATTTACATTAATCGATTCTGCGGATTCATTTTTTATATCATAAAGATACAAAGTATATCCAAACGGATATTTTTCTTGTATTTGAGCTTCTGTTTGTGTAGTTGAGAAAGTTACTGTATTAAAATTATCATCACCGTATTTTAAATCATTATTAAAATAAAAAATATCTGGTTCGTATTTTGTTGATACATTAGTAACAATCAATTCATCACAATATTTTGATAAAGTTAATAATTGCCATTTATTAAGATCAGATTCATTTAACTGACCTCTAGCCATTCCATACCTACTGTTTGTGCAAAGATCATAAAATATCCATGCAGGATTATTTGTCCACTTAAGAGTTCTGCCAAAAGATCCAGACCAATCTCCATCATACTCTCTAATCTCTCCATCATAATTGTCAGGAATTTGAATTTTTAACAACTTACAATCATAAGATCTTACAGGAATTGCATTGAAATGCTTAGAGCTTATTTTATTTTTACACAATACTGAATACGGATAAGAAAATGGATAATCTATTTTTTCAGTTACAGAATCAACATAAAACGATCTAGTTTTATTTAAACTTTCGGAATCAGATCCTAATCTTGATCTTAAACTATATATATTAATAACTAACTCAGGAAACAAACTGGATTTTTTATCAATATCTTCTATAGTTATATTAAAAGGCAGAACTACTGTTCCTCCCTTAGCAACAAAACAAGAATTAAACAAGAAATAAAAATCTTCTCTTTGAGTTAAATTACTGACATTAATGATAAATGTTATTCCTAATGGTAAAGTATTTCCTTTATCATCAACAGAAAATAAGCTATCAACACCAATGTTAACATCTACAGAAGTGCAGTATTTATTTTTTATGTAATGAGAGAATGGTCTACTATAATTTCTATATTTTGCATACCCTTGTTGGGTCGCATTCATAGAAGAAGAAGCGAAAAAATCATTAGTAATTTTTACATTAGTCTTTTCAGGTGGAATTTCCACTGGCAAAGTTAAATTTTCTTTTGCCGCTAAACGATAAGCACCAAAAGATATATCATACAACTTCGTTTTATATTCATAAATCGCTTTACATTCAGAAACAGAATTTTTAATTTGATTGCCAACTGTAAAATCTATAGAGCTAGAAGTAAAATTGTACAAATTTGTTTTTTTATCTCTAACTACTACATCATTATAGTATACTCCATAAGATAACGAATTGATGTCATTAAATCCCAAATCTATGTAATTAAGAGTTTGACCATCAGAATTCACTAAACCTTCTATCGGACCTTCTGAAATCAAATCCAAACTATCATAAAACGATTCAGTTTCAAAAGCTTGATATGCAGAAGATTCTTTTAAAATTTTTTCGAAATTTTTGGAAAATTGTATTTTCATTATTAACTGTTTTTATTCTACAATAACGTAATTTTTATAAAGATCGTATAATTCTGGCGCTAATCCATTAGACGCATAGCTTATAAATTGTATATTATTGGATACAACTACAGATCCTATCTTGTATCTACCATAACCTATTGGAACTGGAACGTTTCTTAAAGACACGTTTTCATAATTACTAAACAATCTTGAAACTGTTTTTATATCTACAGGAGATTTTGGTGTTAATAATTTAGTTATTAACATTTGAATTCCTGTTCCTATAAGCATTAAAGCTATTCCTATAGCTAATTCAGCAGAACCTAATATAAGCGGAACCACTTCAACTTTTGAATCTTTTTTCAAAATTGGTGAATTAATATACTCTGGAGGCACAACTTTTCCATCAACATATATTATAAAATGACTTAAATATTCATCTAAAACCCCTAATGTTGAAATCAATTTATTACTATTAGCTTGTATAGCTTCAAAAATTTCCAAAACAGTTGAAACATTTAATTTCCAATCTGTTTTTATAAAATCTTCAAAAACACCATGTAATTTAACGCTTACCATATAGTTATTTACACTTCATTTCTTTAAACTCGTCTTTGTCTAAAATATAAAGCAGCATATCAATATTATGATATTTTTGATAAAAAATATCTAATTCAGAAAAAAATTCATTTTTTAAATGACTATGAAATAAATATTTTATCACATATTTGCTTTTGACCTCTAAGTAATCTTTAGGATCTATTATAAAATAATTTATACTATCAGGATGTTTATTGTTAATTGGTAAAAATTCAATTCCAACTTTTGACTCGACAATAAAACCGCAAACTTCTTTGGCGCTATTCAAATGACAGTAATCTTTTATTGTATTAAGTAATTCATTTTTTATTGTCATATTGAAAGGTAGCTGGAAAACCACCATAAGGTAATGTTTTATTAGATGTAACGTTTCCATCTTTAGACAAATAGTCTTTAAATCTTAGCAAACAACCTCTTAATGTCTTAGAACATTGATCTTGTTTCCATACATTAGTATTTAAGTTTGGTTGTTTATTTACAACATTATTTTCAAGACAAACATAAAAATTTTTAGGTTTATTTGATAAAGATATATTATAATTATTACTTTCAACCGTAGAAACATTAGGCACAAAATCTAAATAAACAAAATCTCCTTGCATATAAATACCAGTAGCTGACCATTTTTCGCGATATTGCATATTTACCAAACCATAAGTATTATTAGCTAAATCTGCTTTATAACTTGCGAGAAACGTTTTATCATTTTCGTCCGCAATTGGAATACCTGCATCATAAACATTACCCCATTGACTTTTAGCAAAGAAAACACTGCTCGGTTGAGAATTTGATTCTAAATATGATATATTTACTATTGGACCACTATAATCTGGAGTGTTTCCATAATTACATCCATAACATCTATAACCCCAAGAACATGTATCATTAGTAACCTTTCTTGCAGGTATATTTAAATTTTGTAAATCTACTTTTGTAGACAACTCTATTTCAACATGCTCTTTATTTTCTAATTTTTTAAGGTTTACAATAAATTTGTCGTAAGCTATATAAGTTTTAAAATTCGAAGTTCCAAATGGATTTATACCATTATCAAAATTTTCTATATCTAAATCTTTAGCCAATATTTTTTTTCTATTAAAAGATTTACCAATAAGATCAGAGCGATCTTTTAAAACATGAGATATATAATTATTTATATTAGCAATTTTTATTGTTGGTTTTGATTGTTTTCCATTAGAAGATGTTTCTATATTAGACAACTCACATGGAATAAAAACATATTGTTGACCCTGAAAAATCAAATTATTAGAAAAGTTTTTAGATCCATGAAATCTTAAGTAACCTTCATTGGATTCTAATTGTAGCTCATATAAATCAAGAACTACATAATTATTTAATTTAAAAAAGGTATTCATTTTAAGATGATTTTCCTGCTATGTTAAAAATGTTTGGCAATCTATAAGAATAAGATGAAGATTTCAAATCAAGAGACGAAGCTGAAGCCCCGACAAAAAGAGAAAAATATTGGTCAACTAAATAATTAGTTGTCGATAATCTTTCTGTTTCACTTAATATTCTATTGTAAAATAAAACATCAAAATAATTAATAGAAAAAGAGCCTGAATTTATTAATTTGAAAGTCGTAGAATTTAATGATTGAATTAGCTGATTAGTGCTAGTAGATGCTGCGCCAGAACTATCTAATGCATTTATAGTTTCAACCAAGACTCCATTTAAAAATATATAATAAGTAGAAGATATTCTTCTTACATTTAATATGAACGGTCTATATGTTTTGCTTGTAACTAACGGTTTTGATATTTTCTTTATATCAAGAGCGCCAAAATCAGAATAAACAGGAAATTCAGTATAATTAGTTGGTTCTGGCATTTCTGTTTTATTCGCTTGATCAAACAAAGGCATATTCTTAAAATAAAACACCTTATTATCTTTTGGAGTAAAAGTTGTCCATTGAGTTCCTAATTGATAAACATATATCTGATTTGTGACTGTATTATTTGGAGTGTTAGTATATGTCCAATCAAACAACTTCATTGATCTATTAGATTTTGTAAGAGCCGTATTTATATCTGAAAATGCACACACAAAATATAAATCAACAGATCTGGAATCTATACCAACCGAACTTGAAAAGTCGTAATGTATTTCTTTATTAGAATTTAAAGATAAATAATTATAACCTAAACCTTCAAAATTAGTATTTCTAGTTCCAGCGTTAGAACTGGTCATGGTATAAGCTTCTGGCGAAGCTGAAGATCCGCCTTTCCACTCGGTATTACTATTTAATTTACTATTAGGAAATCTAAAAATATAATCTGCTGGTAAATAATTATTATATAAATGAAAACTTGCAGATGCATCAGAATTTATATCAATAATATATCCTGGTTGTCTATTATCGGTTTTTGTATTTACTGGATAAAAATCAGCAACAAATGCAGACACACTTGTGAATTCTGTTGTTGGAATTCTAACTATTTCGGGATTATCTTGTTGTTGAGCAAACCAATATGAATTATAATTTCTAGTTAAATAATAACAATTTGTTGGTCCTAATTCGCCATAACCTGGAAAACTAGAATAAGCCGATGAAGTTTTATAATAACTAGGATTTAATGTTCTATAATATATGTCCCAAATAGTGTAGATAGATTTTGGAGAAACACTTCCATTTATTGGAAAATTCGCTGGATAATAATATTCACTATCTTGAGTATTCTGCTCTTTTCCGTAAAACTCATTAATTTGTAATAGAAAACCAGCATTAAAAACGCCAGCTTTTCCTCCACCTCCTCCAGCATACAATTGCGAACCAACTTGAGAAAATATATTATATTTTATATCAGTTCTTTGAACTGTTTGCGACGATATTGAAAGATTTGTTTTTAATTTTAAACCTAATGCTGGTCCACCATTTGTACTATCATAAACATTTGGATCGCTATTGTTACTATATAATTGCTGTGTTTTAGTGATTTTTTCTTTTATTGTTTTAAAACTTGCAGTATATGAATAAGCTCCATTTTCAGCATTTATAGTTACAGCATCTTTATCAAATTTCATTGTTCCACCGTTACCAGCTCTACCTAAAATTTTTGTATTCGAAGGTATGTATAAATTAATTACAGTGTCATTAGTAGGCAACGCAGTTGTTTTTCCGGTAAAATTATTATAAATACCATCTAATTTAATTGCGGCTTTATTAACGTCAGCAGAAGAAAACGAAGAGTTTTCTGGAAAATAAATATTTATTCCAGAATAAAAAGATAAATCATTACTTCCACCATTTTTCTCTAAAATTACCGCATCCAAATCAAAAGTTGAAGTATAAGTATTAGGATTTAAATAAATATCAAGAGAAATTTTTTCAATTTTAATATCAATTGGAGTTCCAGAATATCCTATAGCAACTTGATTTGAAACATTTTGCGTTACATAATCTATACCACTTGCATAAACACTAACGCCAGTATTTCCTACTGAATATGTATATAATCTAGCATAATAACTCGTATCAAAAGCTAAACTAGAAATTTCGTCTTTGCCTACTTTAGCGAAAATATCATCATCTCCAAAACCATAACATGTAGAATATTTAGGCGTTTCATTCGTATTTACAGGAACATTTATTTTTTTACTATACAAAGGAGTTGTAAAATTAGAATTATCTGCAAAATCTAAACCATATCCAGTAATAAAATAGTTATGCAAATTGCTACCAGTTATTCCTGTTGGAGGCTTCCAATAGAAATCATATTCTATGCCATTTTTAGGACTAAAATTTTTAATTACCCTAAAAGATCTAGGATTTCCACCAGTCAAATTTATTAAACTGCTTCCTGTTGCTTTTATTGTGATATTACCACTAGGGTCTACAGATCCATCTTCAACAGAAACTGAGTTAATTATTAAATCCGTAGATTCTTGTTGTTGCACTGCTGTTCTTGTTGGATAATAAAAAAGATCAAAAGACGCGAAATCACTTGGTTCTACAATAAAAGAATCAGAAGTTATGTTAAAATTAGTTTGATTACTGTTGGTAATTGTATATAAAACTTGAGAATTACCACTATTTAACACAGTAATTGGAAAATGTATTCCGAAACCAGTTAAACAATTTCCAATATTCACTCCAGTAATATTTGTGTAATTCATAGTTTTAAAAGTGTATTGAAATAAACATCAGATTTTGTTAAACCCTTAAATTCTAAAAATTTCACTGAAATATCATGATTATCTTTAAATTTATATGAATGATTCCATTCTGGACAATAAACAGTTATATTTTTATTATAAGGTTCTGGTAGAACAAATTCAAATAACTTAAAACCGCATTGAGAATCTAAAAATTTTAAAATAGCAATAGCTTCTTTATCTGAACGATTATTAAAATTCAAACTTAAATCAAGAACATTTTTATTTATACCATCCTGTTTATAACTTACAGATGTCATTTCATATTCATTTTTCAAAAATCTTGGTTTCAATGGAATAGAAAAATCTAAGTCAGGTTTAAAATAAAAATTTTTCGTGAATAAACTATTTAATCCAGTTGGACTTTGACTTTCATTAATAAATGAACCATTTTGTCCAGTAAACCAGTAATAACCTTGATAAGAAGCTAATGAATTATAATAAACAATGTCGTGAGTATAATACATTTTATTCTGATTGAAAAACCTTACTGTTGTTTCATCAGTTATTAAATAACCCTTGTAGTCCAAGCTTGAATCATAAGCAGTGCTACATTGAATAGTTAAGTTATTTATATTCGCTTCTACAGATTTAGAATCTAAATTCTCAAAATAAATTTTAGCGTTATTTTTATATGGATAAAATAAATCCATTTCAACATTTTGGTAAGAACTGTTATCAGTCAAAGGTTGATATTCAAAAGTATTCTGAAAGAATCCCGCCAAAGAATTAGCTTGCTTATCTGTCAAACCATTATAATTTAAAACAAAATTAGTTTTCAAATTATTTATGTTTGGGATTACATTTACATAATACCCATCGCCATAATTAGCTCTTATAGCTTTTGTGCTAAAATTAGCGGAGCAACCGTATGTTTTATTAAATAAACTATCAATATTTTTTGTCAAATATTGAGAACCTAATAAGTTAATCGGTGAATATCTATAATCTGAAGCTGTGAAATTTTGACTGGCAATATAAAGATTATCATCATTTGTAAAATGTTTCTTAAATAAATACTTTTCTATTTTAATTAATTCTTCTGCACTAGGTTTCAAAGAATAACCTAGTATTTCATAATAAGAAATATTACTAGCATCATAATTATATCCAGCACTAGAAGGTATAGGTCCATGTGCATTTTTAGCAGTTCCTATTCTTAAACTAGCGCATCCACTTGCAAAATAATTCGTTGTCGTGTTTAATACTTCATAACCATTATTTCTTATTATTAAATTATTTGTTGCATTATTTTTAATTATAGATACAATATTCTTTTTTAAAAGATTGGCTGAAGAAAAAGAATTATTTAACGTTGTTGCATTTGGATATAAATTAGCTGGATCATCTGCGATTATTATAAATTCTTGAGAACCGGCCAAAACATTAGGATTTGCAGAATTATCTATATTATTTCCATAAACTCCTAAATAACCAGTAGATGCTGAAGAATTATTATTTTCGTCTGTATTTATTATTGTAGAATAGTTTGCATAATAATTGTATTGAGTTTTCAAAGCTCCATTTCTTAAACTATCAAATTCATACACAATAAACCAGCATCTATCTCCACTTAAAAAACCACTAAAATTTGGAGAATCTGAATTTGTTAACAATTGATTGTAAGTATAAAGATCAGAGTTGGCTTCACAAGTAACACTATTCTTATTTGAATTATAGTAAGGTCTTGATGCTACAGATCCTGAATTATATAAATTTTCCAATGAATGACCTGGAGCAGAGTTAAACCAAGCGTAAATCTTCCCAGAAGAATCAAACGTCAAATTATTTAAATCATCTGTATTAAACCACGCAAACATTCCAGAAACATCAGTTGGATAAACGCTATCTCCAGTATAATACTGATAATCAACCAAGTCATATTTTATATAAGAAGTTGATATATCAAAATTTTTTATTCCAGTAACTGAAAATTGCGTATCTAAAAATTTACTCATAGGCTATTTCTTAATGGTGCTAAACGTTGAGTTATGGACAATGTGCTTTGCAATAATCCATCAGAAGAAGCGTTTAAAGAACGAGATTCAATCACGCCTGAAATATTAAATTTTTTCAATAAATTATTTTCATAATCTTTTAAATATAAATCGCAATAAGTCGATGTTCCATCTATATTCGCGACATTAGTTTTTTTAAAATAATTTCCTTCTACAGATACTGATTTTATTTTATTTGTTTTTGCTACTCTGAACGGAACTATTTCTCCATTAGCGAAAAATGGCAAGCGATCAACTTTTTCAGAATAACTAAAATTAAAAATTTCAGTAAATCCAAAAACATCACTTACATCCATCAAATAAGTTTGATTAGCATGAGCAGTATTTGATAATGGATTGTTTCTTTTTGCTGATAAAGGCTGTAATCTACTTGTACTATTTTCAGCATTTATTTTTCCAAACCAATCAAAATCGGCTTTGATCAAAATAGTAGAAAAATTTGACACTTCAAAACTTAAAGATTTTAAATAACAATTATCTATGCTAACTCCTGCAAACGAACAAGGAACTGAAGATTCAGTTGAAGATGTCGGTTCTAAATATGATGGTAAAGTTCCAGTTAAATAAAATTCTGTACTTAAAGATCCTATTACAGTATTTTCTGGCGCATATCTCAATAAACTTCCATCTGACAACAGAACTGGAGAAATATTAGAATTTAAAGATATTCCAACGGATTTTGAATAAAAAACGTCAGAATTGATCCTGAAATCTATATTTTCATATTTTATGAATTTACTCATTAAACAACAATATATTTTAAGGAACTTGTTACTGTAACTGGTATATTCAATGGAGTATAATCTGATTTAAACAATCTATATTGCAACAATTGTCCAGAAGTAAAACTACCAAATGTAGGAAAAATTATTTCAGAAACTTGATTTGCATTTAATGCTAATAGACCGCTACATTTAACATTTGTAAAATCACCAGTAGTACCAATATTATTATAACCACTAACACTCGTAGTAGTTGGAGTTATAGCATAAAACTGAAAAGCAACGTTTGTAGAAACCGTGCTAGATGTAAATAACTTTACTCTTTCTAATTTGCCATTATACATCGATACTCCAAAAGGAGCATCATTATTAAAATTACCACTGCTGATAGCCGATGATCCATTAAAACCAAAAGGATCTATATAAAGATTTGATAATCCAGTTAATCTTGAGTTGTATACTTCTATAAAATGTCCTTTACAATAAGAACTATTAGTTGTAAAACTTCCATCAATATCTAAACTACCTGCTGTAGTTAATTTTGCTACAACATTTGGGCTTGCGCCATAATAACCATTTGCTATAAATACGAAATCATCAGATCCTCCAAAAGTTGGATCAACATATAAATTTCCTATAGACCATTTATCAACATCAGCAGTGCTATCATATCTTGAAAAAGTTACAAAAGAATTTCTTGGCCCTGTGTCTCCACCGCCTAAAACTTTATTGCTTCCTATTCCTATTTCTATTGTTTTGGCTCCAGTAGTTTGAAAATGAGCTAAAGTATTATTAGTTGGTCCAGTTCCTAGAACATCAAGAGTGTATAATGGATTATTGGTTCCAAGACCAAAAGTACCATCTCCAGCCATATTATAAACCACATTATAATTACTCAATCCTGAGCTTGGACCAAAATAAAATTTATTAGAATTTAATCCTATAAAAGCATCGTTAACAGAATTTTTAAATCCTTGAAAAACTGTTGTAGAAGAACTTTGTAATTTTGCTACTTTATCAACTCCACTTATATGAAGAGTGGTATCAGGGGAATAGTGACCTATAGCAACATATGGTGCAGTAGAGTTATTTTTAACAAAAACACCGTTTTTACCTACATTAACATTTCCAAGATTATTATAATTTAATAATAAAACTTCATCAGTAGCGCTAGTTTTAATTTCTGTATTATATGGATCAAAATATATAGCATTACCTGAATTTTGAAATTGAATTGATGCACCGCTAACTAAAAATTTATCAGTTAAAGATGACGTAGAATTAGTGATGCCAAAATTACCACTCTGATCGACAACAAATAAATTAGTAAATGTAGAACCAGCATTAACAGATGATTCTAAATACAACTTAGTATCATTAGCTTTTTTACTAAATTCGTAATAAGTATTTGGATCTCTTAAAGATAAAGCTATTTTTCTACCAGAATTGAGAGTTGATATTCTTATCTGTCCTGAACCATTTGAGCTAGTTACATTATCAGCCACATCTAAAGATACATCAGGACTTCTATCATTTATTCCAACAAATCCATACGTTCCACTTACAGATAAACCATAACTGCCTCCATTTTCAAATATAGTCAAGCCTTGACCATTCTGGGCATAAAAACCAGTAAATGATTTGCTAAATTCATCTTGTGTTATCTTATTGTCTTGAGACGAATCTGAATTCGATATTAGAAAAATATCACTTGAGGCAACACTTGAGCCTAATTTAGGTGATAAAGATGAAAGTGGTATTCCCATAAATTAATTATTTAAATAAGCTCTATAGTTTAATTTTACACTTAAAATATCATCTGCGCTTGAAGTAATTTGTTGCGACACTAGTTTTGCATTGTTTAAACTTACATCAAATATGTTAATACCAACTGATTTTCTATACATGTACAAAGTATTTCCGCCACCAACCAATAAATCTTGCCCATTAACAGCCAATGTTTCATCTTGAAAAACAGTCCCTTTCACATTTATCGAAAAATTATAATCAATATCATTATTTAATTGATCATAAAGCCTTTTAGTTTCATAATCATCGACTTCCAAACTAAATGTAGCGTCTACTTCTATAGGCAAATTAGATAACACTTCATATGGAATATAATTAAAACCCGGAATTATTGGTCCAGTAGTTTCACCATTTAAATAACCACTAGGTCTAAATATATAAACAGGTTTTTTAGGGCAATTAATGCTATAATCAAAACTCGTTATTCTATTAGTCGAAGATCCACTACAAGTTAGTGTTATATCTTTAACCTGTGGAACACTTATATATGGCGCTGTAAAATTACCAGAAGCTGAATATCCTTTTCCTACGTCTCCAAAAATATTTATTTTAGATGATGTTTTTGGAATTTCACCAACAGCGCAATTTACATTAAAACTCATCAAATAACCACTTTCAAAACCAATGCTTTTTCCTTGGTAATTTATACTGCCTCTAAAACTTGTAGCTTGTCTACTTAATGTTTCTCCAGTATAATTTAAAAAAGGTTCGTTGTATACAAGATATCGATTGATTCCAAACTGACATACCGGCACTTCAGATATAACTTGTTTATTATAACCAACACCTATTGTGTTTATTGGACTATAATTAATAGTATAATCACCATCAACTGATGTTATTCCAGAAATAGGAGTATTGTTTAAATAAAACCTATTCTCGTAATTTAAAATTACACCTTTCATTTTAGCTTCTTACTCCTGCTAGTGAGCCACCGAATTGTTTTTCTTTTCTGATTACTTCACTTACAACAGCATAAACTCTTTGATTTAGATTCTTAGATAGTTCTACATCTTGCTGCTCATAGCTTGTTGTATTACTACCCATCTTTATAGTACCATCTCTTTCTACTGTTGTATTAAAATTAAATGAATTATTTGCGTTCGTATTATTATTAGTAATAGAACTGCTATTTCCAGCCGCCATCATTGAAGAGCCACCATTTTGCATACCTGCACCATATCTATTTACTATAGGAGTGTTATATAATCCACCTTCCATATAACCAGGAATTGTATCAGAAAGACGAGAACCAATTATTCCACCAGTTTGTCTTCTGAATGGAGAAGATACAAAACTTCCAGCTTTTTGATACCAAGTTTGACCATATGTTGGAGCAGAAAATAAAGACTTAAATCCTGTCTGAGGAGTTCCACCAAGATAATTAGCAGCATTTAATGGTGTGTCGGCGGTCATCAAACCTTGTTTTACAAATTGTTTTTGTTGCAAATATTCTGCTTCTGTTCTTATTCCTCCTTGACTATTTATTTTTTCTGTGAAAGCTTTGGCTTTTGCAGCTTGTGCATTTTTCATAACATTTGACAAACCCGCTCCTATGGCAATAGTTGCAGCAGCAGCAGCTAATTGACCAATCATTGCGGCTCTTTGTTGTCTTCTTTGTATTTTTTTCTGAAGTTGTTCTTGTTGATTTTGTCTTTGCGCTTCTAATATATCTTTATACAATGGACTATTTTCTAATCCTTCGCTTGTCATATTAGCTTCCATATTGCCCAAATTGACAGCATTTGATTGTAATATTCTTTTTTGCTTTAAAGAATAATCGTAAGATCCTTGAGATAAATCTACATTATAAGAACCTCCAGCAGCAAATCTTGGAGCCATAGAAAAATTCAAAGAATCCAATACTGATGGACCGCCCATAGCAGCTACCGCTCTTCTATTTAAGACATATTCTCCATTCTCCAATAGTGCTGGGTATTTATCACCAGTTCCAGTGCCTGATATGTACATACCAGATTGAGCGCGAATTATTCCGCCTTCTTGCTTCATCAACATTTCGCCGAAACCAGCACTTCCCAAAATTTTATACATACCCGCTCTCATAAATGTTGTGCTGATTTCATCTAAGAATTTAGAAGCAATACCCATTAGCGCATCTCCTAAATTATGAGATTCTTTAATTGCGGCTTTAACACCATCTACTAAACCATCTGCAAACATACTTGGCAAATTTCTACCAAGTTGATCAACCATTACATCAGCTTGGTTGTTTAAACTTTGAAAACCAATAGCCATATTATTTACAAAACCAGCAGATTGCTCAAAATCATTTCTCATTTGTGCTGCTTTAGCTTCAAAAAGAGTTGCATTTGAACCTATTTGTTTGGACGCTATTTCTAAAGTGGTTATAGTCTCTTGAATAGACGCTTTTGTTTCTTCTGTTAAAGCAGCATCTCTTTTTGTTTTCAATTTATTTATCGCATCATTTATTGTCGCATCATCACTAACTCCAAAATTAGATATTTCAGCAAGTTTAACAGATTCTCTAGATTTTTGAAATTGATCTCTATTAATTTTATTTTTAGCTTTTGCTTCTTGTGCGCCAGTTACAAATCCAGATCCAACTTCTTTCATTCCTGAAAATGGCAAATTAGATAAAATATTTCCTAAATTTTCAAAGTTTGTAGCGCTAGAATCTATAGAATCAAAAAGAGCTTCTGTATTTTTATTTTGAGCTTCTGTATTAGCGTTTTGAGCAGCTATTTCGATGATAGATCTTCTAGCATCTGCGATTGCTTGATTTTCTGCGATAACTTGTTCTTGATCAAAAATAGATTTTAGATCTACTTGTTTAGATTCAAATTCTTGACGCTTATTTAACCCTAAATATCTAAACTCTCCACCTGTTTGAATTTTAGTTAATTCAAGTCTTTCGTTTGCGGATATTTTAGCTTTTTCTACAGCATCTCTTAGACCATTAGCAGCATTTTTTTGACCTAATGTAATGCTTAATTTTTCTTTTTCTAAATCTATTTGTTTTAAAATTGTTGCTTCGCTTATTTTATCAATAACTTGGTTATAAGCTAATTCTTGCAATTTATATTTTGTTTGAGATTCAGTTTCTCTTGTAGCATCTTTAAATTGAGTCAAAACTCCTTCTAATTTTGAAGACAATGCATTGATTTCATCTTCATTTTTTCCAATTATACTTGTAGCAAATTTTTTAATTCCTTCTTTATCAAGACTAGTTCCAGTTGATAGAAAATCACTTATTGCTTTTTGAGAAGACATTCCTGGTATTAGTTTAGAACCAAGAATAGCTTGAGTTGCTTGATTTTTGAATGTTGCGCTTGTTTGTGCAGTTTTTAAACCTTGTTCTGTTATAGTTCTTCCTGTTAATCTATTAAATTCTTCAGTTTGAAATCTAGCTGCTGTTCTTGCTTGCGACTGTTTAAAGGAAAATCCACGAACAGAATCTAAATTGTTAACAACAGCGTTAAAAACTAAATCATTTATTTCTTTTAATTTTGCAGGAACTAATTGTGCAAAAGAAGTTTTAGATTCGAAAGATTTTAAAGCTTGAACAGCATTATCTAAATCATCAGATACAGTATCTAATAAAGTTCTTCTGAATTGTGCGAAATTAGACAAAACAGTTTTTTGTTCATCAGATAAAACTCCTTTTCCTTGTTCCAAATTTTTTCTATAAGCTTCTCTTGTTTTGTCTAAATTGGTTCTTAATACTCTTCCAGCAGAAGATCCAAGTTCTGTTAAATTTTCTCCAATTGCTACTAAATAATCTACAGACTCAGTATCAAGTTGAGAGAAAGTCATCAAAACTTTTCTCAAATTATCTTCATCTACATTACCTGCATAATCCATTGTATTTAACGCATCTTTAAACTGTTTGTATTGGTTTTCGGTTAAATTATTTATATTATCAAAAAAAGCACTATATTCAGTAGCTAATCTTGAAAAATTAGCTTCATTAGCAGCTATATCAATAGCGTTTCTTGGGCCTGACTTTACAGTTTGATATCCTCTTTTGCCTAAATCTTGTATGCTTAATTGACCTAAAGCTTTTGATTGCGCTAATGATGATTTTTGAGCTTCTATTTTACCTCTTTTTTCTTCATAACTAGTCAAAGCTGTTGTCAATTTATTAACGTCATTTCCAGCGGCTTTGAAAGCGTCTTGTAATTTAACATCTTTAATATTTTTAAAATTTAATTCTAAAGATGTGGTAGCCTTCTTAATTACTTCTGGATCGGTAGATGTGCCTAAAAGTTTTAAAGTATCGATATAACTTTGACCAGCAGAAATATTTTGCTGAGTAGTAGATTTATATTCTTCAGCAATTTTCGCAAACTCATCAGCACTTAAAGAAGCCGCGCCTAATGCTTGAGCTAAACCAACCGCTGCACCAGCGGCAGCACCTATTGCAGCTCCCCAAGGTCCAAAGCTTGCTCCAATGCTTGCCCCCGTAGACAAAGAAGTTAATCCTGAACTTAAAACAGATTGACCAACTCGTTCACCAGCAGTCATTTCTGTTCTTTCTTTTTTTCCATAAACAGCTTGCTCAATTAAACCGGCAGCTATTGGTCCAGCAAAAGCTAAAGTAGTTGCTGCTGAAGATAATTTTTGATTCAAAGCTTCTTTTTTTCTTTGAGCAACTTCTTCAATTAATTGTTTTTCTACTTGAGGAAGTATATTATTTAAAATTTTGTTATTACCAGTTAACTTTGAAAGTTCACTAGAATATTGAGATACTTTAGTTTTGTTTTTGATTAATTCATCAGCTAATTGCGACAAAGCTTTTTCTAGATTTTCTATCGATCTGTCCCAATTTTTTGGCGCATTAGGCAACAGACCTTTTACATTAATTTTAGTATCAGCGAAGTTTGGAACAAATCCAGCACTCATTAATCCAGCAGCTTTCTGACCTCTCATTGAATCGCTCAATGCATTACTTAAACCACCATGATCAGCAATTGCGGAACTAAATGTTGGCTGACTGCTATTTCTAATGTGTGGGAAAGGTTTAGTATCAAAGATAGCTTTATTGCCGCTCATACTTTCTTCTAAGCCCATTACTGCTTGTTTATAAGCAAAATTAGGAAG